ATAAGAAGGCAGGCGTTATCGCTACCAAGATTATTGATGAGAAGAATGTAATGCACTCCCTGTTTGAAGATACAGAGGCTATCGAGCGAGAACACAAGATAACCTCTGCATTAGATGCCATAAACTCTACCTTTGGAAAAGGGACAATCAAGTTGGCAGTTCAGGGAAGCGGAAAGATAAAGACATCAAGCGAGAGCCAATCTCCACACTACACTACGCTGTGGAGTGATATCCCTAATGTAACGGTGAAATAATTACACCATCCACGGGTTGCGGTATGGGTCGTAGTCATTCTGGAATGTAGCCAGTTGCCAATCGGTGACTGGCTTCTTTGTTTCATCGACCTTGCGGGGGATTTGCGGGTTAAGTCGCAGTTTGGCTGCATCGTTAAGCCACTTCATCGAATCCTCATAATCTCGCATACGCACTGCACTCACATTGTTTGGAGCGATGAGTTTCGTGAGCTCGTAGACTGCAAGGCGCACCATATGCTTTTTGAGGTTGTAGTTGCGAGGATCGTGTAGCGAGAGGTTGTTGCCAAGTTCCGGCACATCGGCATTGACATCTGTCTCCGGATAGAATATACGACCCTCATAGACCACATATTCGTGGTCCGACAACTCATAGTCATTGTACGCTGAGTCATAGTCAGCAATAGCACCCCAACAATCCGATGTAAGCGGGTCGATGTTGTTGTCAAAGCCATCGAGCGTCATCAATGTATAGAATGCCCCTTCGAACTCTACAACAGTCCACAAAGGATAGTCGATAGGTTGCCATAGCGTTGTCTCTGCCTCAATCCAACCACCAACCATAGGAATACGAATATCATCGAACTTATAGCCATTCTCCGATAGGCAGAGATAGACTACGCCATTGTAATTCACTTTGTCTCCCGGATAGTAGGTGTTGAACTGCGAGTAGGCAGGAACTTGCAAAGCATCGATATTAATATCGGTAGACTCCTCCCAGTATGTAACAATCGCAGGCTTGCGGTAACCACTAATGGAGCGGATAACCTCGTGTATCTGCCCATCGAAGTAGATATGCACGCCTACGGGGTAAGTAATACGCCTATCATAGTCAGCGATATACTTTCCCTTCGCTAATTCCTTCTCCACCTCGTAGTTTTCAGAGAGATACTCCACAATGCTCATCTCTGCCGACTGCTCAGCCTGAATAAAGCGTTCATCGTTGCCACGAGTGAGTTGCTGCAAAGCCTCTTGAGTGATGATACCCAAGTAGTCGCTATTATTTAGAAATCGTCTATACATATCTGTTCCGTTTAGTAGTTAAATCCTTCACTTATTACTGATGTCGATACTACATAGCCGTTACCATCGCCACCGCTCTTGTACTTGTACCAACTATCGCGCAGGTAGTAGCAGAGCAAGTAATCGAGGCAATCGGACAAGTGGCCGTATCGCTCATATTTTACCCCTGTTTTAGGGTCTGTGGTCTTCTGCTTGCTCTTTGTGCCATCTTCATTGCGAAGCTGGTAGATAAGGTCTTGCGTGAGTTTGCGGCACTTTATGTCTATCTGAATATCCCAACCATTGTAGCCATCGAAAACCTCATTGACAAACTCGCATCGAGTAACCTGTGGCGGCTGCTTGCGGAGTAGTTTTACCTTTGGTCGCAGGATACCTTTGCCAAAGGTGTCCACGATGATTGTGTAGTTGTTGATGCCATCCTCATTGGTAGTTGAGCGTTGCAATCCTGACGGGTCGCCCGTAACATCTACACCGCCGATATGTTTATCTCGGTAGAGTTTCAATCGTACTTTACGAGCGAGTGCTGGAGTGTTGTTCTCCTTATCTTCGGGTTTACCAAGTATCTCTTCGAGGATATAGACCTTCTTGTTGTCGTAGTCTATCTGTGCCGAGAGGACAGACATCTGCGGAGCCACATTGAAGTCCCATACCGTGATTAGCGGTTTAGTCGGATCGTAGACCTTCTCTTTTAGGTTGGTGATAAGGTGTTTTGCTCCATCGAAACGGTTGTAGATAGCCATATCGTTTGCCTCCACAAAGTCCCAGTTACCATAGAGCAGACGCTCCTTTGTTGCCTGGTCTCGAATCTTATTCAGAGCAGCCTCATAGACCTGACGGAATGCAATGTTAGGGTTATCAAATACCGAGAATGGTACATACGCCTCGCCCTCACGACATACCACCTTATCGCCATTCTCATCCTGCACAAAACGACTACGCACCCAGTTAATAGTCGGGTTGGTTGTAAGCAACATTCGTGGAGTCTTGAAGGTCTCGTGGGTACGCCAACGAAGACGCGAGAATAGTACCTCGACAGCCTTCTCCGATATCTCAGACACCTCATCGACCATTGCGATTGTGTACTCCGAAGAGCCGAATCGCTCGAAGTTCGGGTCAGAAGGAATATCAGCCATCTCTTTCATAATGATAACCGAGTCGTTCCAGAATGTGAGAGTACCTTCAAGGTTGTTTATCTTGTAGTTCACATCCTCCTTCAAACCCCAATCCTTCAAGATGGTTTTGATAGTGTTCCAAGTGGACTCTTTGAGCGATTTGAGTGTCTTACGAGCAACTACTGCACGGATGTTCTCGAAGCGCATACACGACGAAACGAGCCATACGCTGCCGACATACGACTTACCACCACCGGCAGCGCCACCACCCAAGATTAGCTGGGGAAGATTCTGCGACTTACAATGCTTACACTGCGGTTTGTATTGAGGGTTCTTCTGCTGGTCGTAGCCAACAAGAACCTGCTCGATCTCAGCCCCACAATGTGGACAGTAGTTTGGTTGCAGAAGTTTCCACAACTCATACTGCCGAGGGGAGGGGCTGAAGTCGATATGGATATTGCGCGGTGCTTTGAGTTTATTGACCGCCATTGCTTAGTAGATTTCGATGGTGATATCCTTCTCCCTTTCGAGCAAGGCGTAGAGTTTCTTGAAGGTCGCACGAGAGTTGATGACCTTGCCCTTGACAGAGTTCTCACCAACGATGATGCAACCGCCCGAATCATCCTCGGTGTTACCCCAGTGAATCAGAATACCCAAGAAGTGAGGGACACCGTGCAGATACGGCATCTTGCGCTTGAACTTCGGACTATACTCCAAAGTAACCTTGTATGTACCGGTTGGAATTGCGGTGCGAGCATAGACCTTCTCCTTGCACTTACACGGAATCCAGCGCGAGGTATTAGGACAACTATCGGGAAGTTCACGAATGACATCCTCGATAGTGTTACAGAAAAATGTGCCGTCAATACTGAGGTCGCCGATAGTATATTTCGACCCCTTGAATTTGCGTCTTAACGATAGCTTCATACTCTAATCTTTTTATTGAAAGAGTAGAGAAAAGACGCGATTGAAGTTTATATAATAAAAAAAGAGCATCGATTGATGCCCTTAATCTTGTACTTTGTATAGTGCTTTGAGTCCTCCGTTCTCCGACTCAAATAGGAATCGTCCGTTCTTCAAGATGCACTCGTGAGTCTTCTCATCATTTGTGTCTGCCTCAAGCATCTTGTCCGCTTGGTCGGCCGAGATAATCTGCATCTCTACACCCTGAATAGTAGCAGTGGTAGCGTCCGCAGGTATCGCCAAAAGTTCGTCTAGTATCATTGCCCCGATGTTATTTAGCGGCTCAATGCCCCTTTGAGCACAATATTTGCTAAAAGAAAAAGCGTGGGACATAACCTGCTGCACCCATGGCTCTGGTAAACCAAACTCGCAAACAGATTAGCCCACGCGAATCGTGAGCATTAACTGTTCGCCTTGCGAGTTCATAAATTTTACCAGAATTTAGGGGTGCAAAGCAAAAGCTAACGCTTTCTTCTATAACTATGTGGTGTGTAGTCCAGCTACACGAATGACGGAGAGATTAGTTCTTGCCGGCCTCGACAGAGACTTTGCGGAACTCCTTCATCAACTTCTCAAGCTCCAATGAAGCCTTACGAGCACGAGTTCCGGCAGCCTTGTTACCTTTCTCTACCTGCAACGCAGCATCCTTTGAGAATGCCTCGAATGCCTCATTGA